ATGCTTGAAAAGAAGAAGGAGAAGAAGAAGCGGGGTAAGGTGGGTATGAAGTCCGGCGGTAAGGTTAGGGGTTACGGCATCGCTCGTGGCGGCAAAACCTGTAAAATGCGTTAAGGGGTGTCGTATTATGAAGCCTAAGAAAACTAAGAAGACTAGGAATATTAGGAAGTTTGCCGTGGGCGGCGATATGCGGGGTAACGCCGCGCCCATGGCTATCGGGGGTTACGGCGACGGCGACGGTATCCAAAAAAACATAACGGCCATAGAAAATGACTCTGGGCTAGTTGGCCAGACCTCAATGATGGCCGGTAGGGCGATCGACAGTATTAACGATAAAATCGGCACTCCAGGGCGCGTGGCGCAGTATACTGGCGGTGGGGCGGTGAACAAAAAGGCCGCAAAGAAGCCCTCAAGGTCAGTTAAGAAGTTCGCCGTGGGCGGCGATATGCGGGTGCCATCGCCAGCCCCCGGAGATATACTCCCGGACCCATTCCTCCCCGGTCCTACTACCCCCAGCCCCACCACTCCTACTCCCTCCAACCCCACCACATCTCCACTTGGTGGAACGGGACGTAAGGGAAGTAGTGTCAAAGATCAATTGGGGACTATTGGTAAAGCCTCCAGCAATATTAGAAATAATGCTGTTCAGGCGCGAACGGGCCTTAAAGACGTCCAGAAGGACCTCGGTGGCGGTACCTCTCGGCCCTACCCCGCGACCTTAGGGGGTAACCCCGCGACCATAGGGGGTATCGCCGGGGCTCTTTTTGCCGACGGGGGAGCGGTGAAGAAGTCCACAAAGAAGTCCACAAAGAAGTCCACAAAGAAGTCCACAAAGAAGTCTACAAGCAAACCCACGAGGGTAACGACAAAGAAACCCCCTCAGAAGTCTAGTAGTAAGGTTCGCGGCGCTGGTATTGCGCAACGCGGCGTACGCAAAGCTAAAATGCGCTGATGCGTAGGTATTACAAATCCGACAGCTGCGGTGCTTCTAGCAGAAGCTATAAGAAGGGCGGGGCAGTTAAGGACGCGTGTTACCGTAAAGTTAAATCTTCTTACAAAGTTTTCCCGAGTGCGTACGCGAGCGGGGCAATCGCTAAGTGTAGGAAGAAAAAGGCAGGGGGCTAATGGCCATTCGCAAGACCAAAAAGGGAGCAGCATTAAAACGCTGGTTCAAAGAGGACTGGAAGGACGTTAGTACAGGCAAGGCTTGTGGGCGTAAGGCGGGCGAAAAACGAGGTACCCCCTACTGCAGGCCAACTAAACGAGTCTCCAGTAAAACCCCCAAGACTAGTGGTGAGATGAGCGCAGCTGAGAAACGTAAGAAAGTTGGCGAGAAGAAGCGTTTGGGCCAACCCGCAGGTAAGCCACGGCGCGTGTCTCCCACCAAGCGGAAAGGGTCTAAGTGATGGAAGTATTTCAAAACGGTAGGTTTTCCACTGGAGAGCCTGTATACCAGATAAGGACTAATAACCCGGACGGAACTTACGATGTAGTTGTGTTCGAGCTTATGTCTAAGGCGCAAGCTGAAGCCAAGCTCGCTACCATGCAGCCTTCCGTGGAAGCTCCTCCCAAGTACGCTAGCATGACCAAGCTCCAACTAGAGACGCTTATGCGGGGCTATGGTGTGGAGCTAGACCGTCGCAAGACTAAAGCGTCCCTACTAAAAGAGGTTAGGGAGTATTTCAATGGGTAAGGGCGTAAAACACTACTTCCCCAATGGGCGAGAGCACCTGGGGGGCACACATAAACACCCTGATGGTACGGTTATGACCGGTAAGGTTATGTCTAAAACCGCAAAAAAACTCCTCCACTACGGCGAGCTGTCTAATAAAGCTAAGCAAGCAGCGCGTAAAGGCTGGAAAAAATGACCACATCTGGCACAACCGCTTTTGATATGGACTTCACGGAGATAGCTGAAGAGGCGTGGGAGCGCGCGGGGTCCGAGATGCGTTCTGGCTATGACCTCCGCACGGCGCGGCGATCTATGAACCTCCTTACTATCGAGTGGCAGAACCGTGGCATCAATATGTGGACCATTGACAGTGGCTCTCTTAGCCTTACGAACGGGACGGGCCAATATACGCTCCCTGCGGACACCATCGACCTCCTAGAACAGGTTATTCGTACAGGTGCGGGCGACGCATCCACCCAATCTGATCTCACGATCAGTCGAATAAGTGTCAGCACGTTTGCCTCTATACCGAATAAACTGACTACGGGACGCCCCGTTCAGGTATGGGTAGAGCGGCTCCGAGACGCACCACGCATCAATATTTGGCCTGTGCCGGACAGCAACGACTATACATTTGTATATTGGCGTATGCGCCGTGTTGAGGATGCCGGTAGTGGTGTCCAGACAGCGGATATGAATTTCCGGTTTTTCCCCTGCCTTGTGGCTGGGCTAGCTTACTACATATCACTTAAAGTCCCAGACCTTATGCCTCGTGTTGACATGCTTAAAGCGGTGTACGAGGAGCAATTTCAATTGGCAGCGGGGGAGGATAGGGAGAAAGCCTCCGTTCGGTTTGTGCCTCGAATGGCGAGGGTGTAGTAGTGTCTAACCGATTCGCTTCAGCACAAAAAGCGCTAGGAATCTGCGATGTATGTGGGTTCCAGTACAAATTACGGAACCTAAAAAGCCTCGTACGTAAGGGAAAGGACACTAATATCAAAGCCTGCCCTGAGTGCTGGAACCCCGACCAGCCCCAGCTTCATGTAGGCGAATACCCTGTGAACGACCCGCAGGCCTTACAAAATCCTCGCCCCGACTCCGCAGAGTTAGTGGCTAGTAGAGACATTCAATTCGGGTGGGACCCTGTTGGCCTGCAAGACCTCTATGGATTAACCCCTAATAATCTTGTAGGTATAACCTCTATTGGTTCCGTTACGGTTACCACAGGATAGGAGCTAGTTATGAAAAAAGACAACAATACCCCCGCTAAGGTCATGAGTGTACCTAAAGTATACGGACCTAAACCTAGCATGAAGGACGTTAAGACGTCTGGAGTTAAGATTCGGGGCGTTGGCGCGGCTGTTAAAGGCACTATGGCCCGTGGGCCTATGGCGTAACAATGAATTACGCAGAGTTAACAGCCAACATAGAAGACATCTGTGAGACGACCTTTACGGCTGACCAGCTCGCTATGTTCACTGAGCAGGCGGAGCAGTTAATATATAACGCTGTGCAGATTCCGGCGCTCCGCAAAAGTGCAACGGGGGCTGTGACGTCTGGCAACAGCTATTTTAGTACGCCTAGCGACTTCCTGTGGACGTACTCCTTGGCCGTTGTGGACGGTAGTGGGCAATACCACTTCCTGCTCAATAAGGATGTCAATTTCATCCGCGAAGCCTACCCCGCAGCTTCTCCTGGCGGGTTGCCGGTCCACTACGCGTACTTCTCCGATGGCAGTTTTATGTTAGGCCCTACGCCGGACGCTAACTACGTTACTGAGCTAAATTACGGCCACTACCCAACGACAATTGTTACTGCGGGCACTACTTACCTCGGGGATGAGTTTGACTCCGCGCTCTTAAATGGCGCACTCATGCAGGCTATCCGCTTTATTAAAGGTGAAGCAGACATGATAGACTTGTATGGGAAACTATACGCCCAATCAATGGCGTTGCTCAAACAGTTAGGCGATGGGCGGCTTCGAGAGGATGCTTACCGTTCTGGGCAATACCGACAACCGGTTACGTAGGGGCAGGCAGTGGCAATCACTCAAACTATGTGTACGTCGTTCAAAAAAGCCCTTCTCGATGGCGAGATGGATTTTAGTTCCAACACGTCACAAACGTTCAAGATCGCGCTATTTACGTCGGCTGCTACGTTGAACGCGGACACTACGGCGTACACTTCATCCAATGAGGTTGTAGGCGCGGGGTATACAGCCGGGGGGAACACCCTGACTGTGATAGCCCCCACGACTTCCGGGACCACTGCCTTCCTAGATTTTAGCGACACCACGTGGTCTACCGCGACTATTACGGCTAGGGGGGCGCTGATATATCAATCTGGCGGTAGCAACCCCGCTGTGGCGGTCCTCGACTTCGGCAGCGATAAATCCACCGTTGCGGATAGTTTTACCGTTCAATTCCCGACGGCAGACGCTAGCACTGCAATAGTTCGGATAGCTTAGGGGCGCACCATGGCGACACAATATACAAGTACACTAAAGCTGGCTCTGCCTGTTGCGGGGGAGCTAAGTGGTACATGGGGCGATGTTGTAAACAATAACATCACTTCTATGGTGGAGCAGGCTATCGCTGGTCTAGCCGTTATAAACACTTGGAGTTCAAATTCTCATACGCTGACTACTGCGGATGGGACAACGTCTGAATCTCGCTGTGCCATGCTTGTTGCTGACGATAATTCGGGGCAGCCAGCGGGGGCTGCTACTATTATTTGCCCAGCAGCCGCCAAACTATACATACTAAAGAACATTTCCGGGCAGATTGTAACGCTGAAGACGTCTAGCGGTACAGGTGTTGCCGTTGCTAACGGGGCGACGCAATTTCTCTTCTGCGACGGCACTAATGTGGAAGCCTGCCAGACTGAGATCGTTAACGCCACTACGGTGGATACCACGAACCTTGAAGTCACCAATATCAAGGCTAAAGATGGTACCGCTTCGGCTTCTATCGCCGACTCTAGTGGCGTGTTTACCATCGCGTCTTCTGTGCTGACGACCACCGATATCAACGGGGGGACCGTAGACGGTGCCGTTATTGGCGGCGCAAGTGCGGCTGCGGGCACGTTCACGACCGCTAACGCCACTACGGTGGATACCACGAACATTGAGGTTACCAACCTAAAAGCTAAGGACGGCACCGCCGCAGGCTCCATCGCAGATAGCTCCGGTGTAGTCACCATCGCGTCTTCTGTGTTGACGACCACCGATATCAACGGGGGAACCGTAGACGGCATTACGTCGTTGTCTATGCCGAGTGGCACCGTAAACATTCAAGCTACGCACCCTACCGGCACATCAAACGTAGGTTTTGGTAGCGGCACCTTTGCTGCGGTAGAAGCGGGGGCCACCCTCAACACAGCTATGGGTGTCAATGCCCTACAAGATTTGACTACAGGTGACAGTAACACAGCTATTGGGTATCAGGCCGCTTCTAATAGCACAACAGCAATTGGAACTACCGCAATTGGTCGGCTTGCTCATGGCTTAGGCGTTCTTACTGGCGATTATAATACGGCTGTTGGCTACGCAGCCGGTCAAGATTTAACCAGCGGCACCTTTAACTTTTTTGGTGGCTACGGAGCAGGCGCTAACGCAACTACTGCCAATTATACTGTTGCTATTGGTGTTAATGCAATTGGCTTAGGTGTTCTTACTGGCGATGATAACACCGCTATTGGACAACAAGCTGGCTACGATTTAACCAGCGGCACCTACAACAACTTTATGGGCTATAGAGCAGGCTATAACGCAACTACTGCCAACAACACTGTCGCTATTGGTAAAAACGCTATTGGCTTAGGTGTTCTTACTGGCGATGATAATGTCGCTATTGGTCGTCAGGCTGGAAATGATTTAACCAGCGGCATATACAACGTCCTTACTGGATATCGAGCAGGCTATAGTTTAACCAGCGGCACATACAACGTCCTTACTGGATATCGAACAGGTGCTAACGCAACTACTTCTTCTCATACAATTGCTGTCGGCTATAACGCTATTGGCACAGGTGTTCTTACTGGGAGTCAGAATACTGCTATTGGACGAGAAGCAGGTCAAGATTTAACCAGCGGCGAATACAACAACTTTATGGGCTTCCAAGCAGGTGCTAACGCAACTACTGCCGCTAGTAATATCGCTATTGGTAGACAAGCGATTGGCGTAGGTGTTCTTACTGGTACAAACAATGTCGCTATTGGCTATCAAGCTGGCTACGGTTTAACCAGCGGAGATTACAACATTCTTTCGGGCTTTCAAGCAGGCTCTAACGTAACCACCGGCACTGGCAACATATTTCAGGGCTTCGAAGCAGGGGAGTTCGCAACTACTGCTAGTTACAGCATCGCCATAGGTCATGACGCAATTGGCACCGGTATTATGACTGGAACGGGCAATACAGCTATTGGTCGTCTAGCAGGCAACGATTTGACCAGCGGCGTATACAATAATTTTATGGGCTATAATGCAGGCGGCAACGCAACTGAGGGTAATTATAATATCGCTATCGGCTATTCATCAATCGGCGTAGGTGTTGTAACTGGGACGGACAATATCGCTATTGGCCGTCAAGCTGGTAACGATATCAGTAGTGGCGATTACAACGTCGCTGTTGGTTATAGAGCAGGTTACGAACTGACGACTGGGGTGGACAATACACTTCTCGGCGTACAGGCGGGTGATGTCCTAACGACTGGTAGCAATAACACCATCATTGGACACGATGCAGCCGCCTCCGCAGCAGATGTGTCTAACGAAATTACACTCGGTAATACAAGCATTACAGCTATTCGCGCTCAAGTTACGTCCATTACAGCACTGTCAGATCGCAGAGACAAGAAGGACATCAAAGACCTTTCTGTTGGTCTGGACTTTGTTAACTCGCTAAACCCCGTTGAGTTTACGTGGAACATGCGTGATGGCGCTAAGGTTGGCCAGAAGGAAGCAGGCTTCATTGCTCAAGAATTAGATGAAGCGCAGCAGGATGCTGGCGTTGAGGAGCTTATGAACCTTGTATTAAAGTCCAATCCAGACAGGCTTGAAGCCACACCGGGCAAACTGATCCCAGTCTTGGTTCGAGCCATCCAAGAACTGTCTGATGAAATTAACATTCTGAGGGAGAAATTGAATGACTGACGACGAGAAAAAAACCATTACGGTCAACGACAAGCCTTACAATGTCCAAGACCTAAACGAGCAAGAGATTGTTATGGTCAACCACTTGGCTGATCTGGACCAAAAGCTGATGGCCGCTCGGTTCAACGTAGATCAGTTGCAAGTCTGCCGGGACACCTTTGTTGGTTTGTTGACTAACTCGCTTGAAAACCCAG